AAACTTCCATTCGCAGGCATCAAAGGTGAAACTGATTCACGTAACACTATTGTTCAAGTACCATGTGTTGAAATGTACAACGATGGCACTACTTGTCCAATCCTTTCAGAAGTACGTGGTTGGTTTAAAGACCCAGCACTAGAAGACATGGGTCGTAAATATTGGAAGAAGCGTTCATACATCTTCCAAGGTTTCGTTACAGAAGATCCTCTTAACGAAGAAACCACTCCAGAAAATCCTATCCGTAGATTTATCATTGGTCCACAAATTTTCCAGACTATTAAGTCTGCATTGATGGATCCAGAGCTAGATGAATTACCAACAGATTATATGCGAGGTGTAGACTTCCGTATTGCTAAGACTAGCAAAGGCGGCTATGCAGATTATTCTACTTCTAAGTGGTCACGTCGTGAGCGTGCTCTGAGCGAAGATGAAGCGGCTGCAATTGATTCACATGGTCTATTTAACTTGTCCGACTTCCTTCCTAAGAAGCCAACAGAAGTTGAACTTCAAGTAATGAAGGAAATGTTTGAAGCATCGGTAGATGGTGAAGCATACGATCCAGAGCGTTGGGGACAGTACTTCCGCCCAGCAGGCATGGCACAGCGTACAGGCGATCCTAATAATCGTCCAGCACCTGCAGCAGCACCTGCACCAGCAGCGGCTCCAGTTACAGAAACTGCTCCAGCAGCACCAGCGGCTGAACCTGCACCTGCTCCAGTAGCAGAAGAAGCAGCACCAGCAGCAGAAGAAGGTGCAAGTCGTGCGCAAGATATTCTTGCAAAAATTCGTTCACGACAGCAGTAAACTAGTTTAGCGGAAGTTCCGGCAAAAACCTCCATCCGGTAATCAGCGAGGTCTTCCGCTATCTTTAATAAGGATAAGGATTATGGCAAAAGCATTTGACGTTTCAAAGTTTCGTAAAACTTTGACTAAAAGCATTGATGGTTTAGGCATTGGCTTTAATGATCCAACTGATTGGGTTAGCACAGGCAATTATGCTCTAAACTATTTGATCTCAGGTGACTTTAACAAAGGCGTACCACTAGGCAAAGTAACAGTCTTTGCAGGTGAATCAGGAGCAGGTAAATCTTACTTTGCTTCTGGCAATATTGTTAAAGCAGCACAAGAGCAAGGCATCTTTGTAGTACTAATTGACTCAGAGAACGCACTTGACGAATCGTGGCTACAAGCACTTGATGTAGATACATCAGAAGAAAAACTTCTTAAACTTAATATGTCAATGATTGATGACGTTGCTAAAACAGTTTCGGAGTTTATGAAAGATTACAAAGATATGGCAGACGAAGATCGTCCTAAAGTATTGTTTGTAATTGACTCGCTTGGTATGCTATTAACTCCAACAGATGTTGATCAGTGTGGTAAAGGTGATTTGAAAGGTGATATGGGCCGTAAGCCTAAAGCACTAACAGCACTTGTACGTAACTGTGTTAATATGTTTGGTAGTTATAATGTTGGTATGGTGGCAACTAACCACACTTACGCATCGCAAGATATGTTTGATCCAGATGATAAAATTTCAGGCGGACAAGGATTTATCTATGCGAGTTCAATTGTAATCGCAATGAAGAAGTTGAAACTAAAAGAAGATTTAGATGGCAACAAAGTAAGTGATGTACGTGGTATTCGAGCAGGTTGTAAAGTAATGAAAACTCGTTACGCAAAACCGTTTGAAGGTGTACAGGTTAAGATTCCATATGAAACAGGTATGGACCCTTACTCGGGATTAGTAGATCTGTTTGAGGCAAAAGGATTACTTAAGAAAGAAGGCAATCGACTTAAATACACGGACCTTAACGGTGAAGTGCATTTAGAGTACCGCAAAAACTGGACTGGTGATAAGTTAGACATGGTAATGATGGATATTATCAAAACTCCAGAGATTGCAGACGCCGAAGAGGTAATTACTGATGAACCTCAAATGGAGACTGCTGAATGAATGAAGATTTAATCGCTGATCTCTGGACAACTGTTTCAGAGCATATTCCAGAAAAGAATAGATCAGATACCGC